ATTGAGTTAAGGAAGAAAGCACTTGTTAAAAGATTACAGCGTTGACGTTCAGCGATTATTTTTAGAAATGATGTTGGAAGATGCACAGAGTTATGTGCGTGTTCAGAACATCTACAACCCACAAAACTTTGATAAAAGCCTGCGACCTGCAGCTGAGTTTATCAAAGAACATTCAGACAAGCACAAGACCTTGCCTGAGCGCACACAGATCTCAGCCACCACTGGTATTAAACTACAACCAGTGCCGGACTTGAATGAAGGACACTTTGACTGGTTCATGGGCGAGTTTGAAAGTTTTACCAAGCGCCAAGAACTAGAACGTGCTATTTTAAAAGCCGCAGACATGCTAGAAAAAGGCGACTTTGAACCAGTTGAAAAGCTGATCAAAGATGCTGTGCAAATATCATTGACCAAAGATATGGGCACAGACTATTTTGCTGATCCAAAAAGTCGTATTGAAAAGTATTTCAATTCAGGTGGACAAGTAAGCACAGGCTGGCCGCAACTGGATAGATTGTTGTATGGTGGATTCAGTCGTGGCGAACTCAACATCTTTGCCGGAGGTTCCGGTTCAGGCAAGAGTCTTGTGATGATGAACATTGCGCTGAACTGGTTGCAACAGGGTTTGAGTGGTGTGTATATCACACTGGAACTGAGTGAAGAACTCACAAGTTTGCGAACAGATGCTATGTTGACCAATATGAGCACCAAGGACATTCGCAAAGACATTGATACTACAGAACTCAAAGTCAAACTGGTAGCCAAGAAGTCCGGCAACTATCAAGTCAAAGGCTTGCCAGCACAAAGCAACATCAACGACATACGTGCTTATTTGAAAGAATATCAAATCCAAACAGGCAAAAAAGTAGACTTTGTGATGATTGATTACCTGGACTTGTTGATGCCTGTGAGTGCAAAAGTTTCGCCCAACGACTTGTTTGTCAAAGACAAGTATGTAAGTGAAGAACTGCGCAACTTGGCCAAAGAACTGGGATTCTTAATGGTAACTGCTTCACAGTTGAATCGGTCGGCCGTGGAAGAAATTGAATTTGATCACAGTCATATTTCAGGTGGTATCTCAAAGATCAACACAGCAGACAATGTGTTTGGTATCTTTACAAGTCGCGCCATGAAAGAGCGTGGCAAGTATCAGATACAGTGTATGAAGTCTCGAAGCTCGACCGGCGTTGGTCAAAAAATTGATTTGGAGTACAACATTGAAACAATGCGCATTACTGACGAAGGCGGAGAAGATGGGGACACTTATTCAAAGAAACCATCGGCTTCAATCATGGACTCGATCAAGGCCCGCAGTCAAGTTAGCCAGCCTGTTGCAAGTGAAGAATCCCCACCTTGGGACAGCGGCGATGCTGGACCAAAAATCACAGCAGATCTCCAAAGTGCAAAATTAAAACAACTGCTGGGAAAAATTAAAACGTCATGACTAGAATTGTTTCGACCTGGAGAGTCAATACAAAAACAGTCAAACTTGAATTCATTGATAAGTTTTTGCCCGACGATGTGTTTGTAATTCCGGGCATGATTGAGCCAGCAGTGTTAATTAACTGGATAAAAAAATACGGACGTCCTGCATTTATTGTCATGGATCAAGCCGGGCACATAAACATAAATGACTTAGAAATTTATTCAGTGCCTTTGCGAGGACTGGCATTTTCATTTGAAAAATTTGAAAAACTCAATCCATCTGAATTATCAACAACACCAGATACAAAGTTTTGTTTCAATTTCTTTGTCAATGAAAATTTAAACGTAAACAAGTATATACTGATTAAATTAGTGGAGCATTTTAAATTTGATTGTTTTGATTATGTGTTAAACACTGATAAAAAATTATGTGGCATTCGTACCTTGCTTGATCAATTGCCACAAATACAGGATGCTGAGGTGTTGAAAGAATTTCGGCACAAAATATTAAAACCCATAACTTTAGATATCAAGCACAATAAAAATTACAGTGCCAATGGAATTCCTTGCATTGTCAATTCTTGGACAGATAACCTTGAACTATTGTTTGATCAAAGTGCAGTTTCTTTGATAAGCGAACCTCAAGGTGATTTAACAGCATCAATCTTTACAGAAAAAACTATTTTTGCAATAATGGGATTGACCTTTCCCATCTTTGTTGGTGGTGTTGGTAATGCTGAGTATCTCAAACAAGTTGGATTAGATACGTTTGATGACATTATAGATCACAGCTATCAGTTTTTACCAACCTTGGCTGAACGCTGTTATTATGCGTTTAAAAACAACATGAACATTCTCACAGATTTAAATTTGGCAAAAAAACTTCGTGCAGAGAATCTAAATCGACTGTTGAAAAACCGCGAATTGTTGTACAATCAAATTTTGATTGAACATGTGTATCAAGTGGTAGACACTTGGCCAGAAACGTTGAAGTCAGTCATAAAACCCTACTTTGAATTTGTACAAAAAGTACAGGTTGGAAAAAGCATGCGGCTTTATGACTATGCTGATTAAGCGGCTGTAATCACAGCAGTCCAAGCAGTGGCACCGTCAGTGTTGACATACATTCGATCACTGGTAGCAGACCCGTCTGTGCGCATGTACAATGATCCTTTGGCAGCAGTTAATGTAGGTGCACCTGATCCAAAGAATATACCAAAGTTAGCGGTACTAGACATTCTATAACCTGCACCTGTTGTGCCACCTGCTGGCACAGCAGTACCAGAAAGAATTCTAGCATTGCCCACAGCAGATATCACGGCACTGCTTAATATATTGCCACCAGTGATGTTGGCTGCAACCGATATGGTAGTACCTGTAAACAGGGTGGCATTGACGTTGGCACCTCCCAACACATTACCGCCAGTGATGTTGCCAGTAACACTTACCAATCCTGCAGTCAGTATGTTGCCACCTGTGATGTTGCCCGTGGCCACTATTTGCGCACCAGAATTAACATTACCACTGGTGACGTTGCCGGTGGCGCTATAACTAGCGGCTGTACTTGCACCTGTTGTAATACTGGCACCAGAAATGATAATATTACCGCCAGAAACATTGCCTGTTGCTATGATATTGGCTGTGGCCAACAAATTACCACCAGTTATGTTGCCCACAGCAGTTATCAAACCTGCGGTGCTGATATTGCCACCAGTGATGTTGCCAGCGGCACTTACTTGTCCTGTGGTACGCAAGTTGCCACCTGTGACGTTGCCGGTTGTGGCAGTGATGCCATTTATTAGTGCGTTGCCCACAGAGATATTGGCAGTGGTTATGATGTTGGCAGTGCTGTTGATTGCACTGAGTACGTTGCCACTCAAACTCAATGTTGTAGAAAGCAAATTGCCGCTGGTTATATTTCCTGTGGCTGAAACTATACCGCCAGTGCGCAAATTGCCACCTGTGACGTTGCCGGTTGCCGAAATCAAACCACCTGTGAGCAAATTGCCTGCGCTAACATTGCCGGTAAATGTAGAACCAGTTACCACAATGTTGCCCACAATATCGCCAGTGACGTAAAGATTGCCAGATACCCCCACACCACCTGCTACGATCAGCGCACCTGTGCCAGCATTGGTGCTAACTGCGGTGTTGGCAATGGTCACTGTGTTGGTATAATAGTCCAAAGGTCTGGTAAAATCGTACATGGCAATGGTGGTACCAGCATTGATAGTACTGAATCCAAATTCAAATGTGCCAGCAACTGCAAAGGTCAAAACTCCGCTGACTAGGCCTTGTATGGTATCTGTGCCCTGTGACACACTGGCAGGCAGTGTCATTGTGCGTCCAGCAGCATCCACGGTGACTCGCAATCGTATCATGCTAAAGGTGCCCGAAGGTGCCCAAGTAGCATTATCAAACGCCAGAGTAATATTGCCAGTTATTGAAACAGTTTGATAAGGGCCAGCATTGCAGTCTATGTTTACAGTGCCCGATGTGGCTGCAATGGTAACAACAGTGCCTGACATGCCACGCACCTGTGCATTGTAGATCACATTGTTGGCCATGTTGTTGTCCAAGGTAGTGCCAGTCAGTGCAGCTTTGAACACACCTTTTGACTGCAGATCGTTGAGTTCGTCCTCTGCATATTGAAAATTTGTCTTAATGTTAGTAAAATTGTCACGCATGCCCTGCGTGTTATTACTGACACCTGCAACGGGGTAATTGCCGTCTATGTTATTGGGATTGATCTGACTGGTCATACTGGTTCCTTGTATTAGATATTTATTGCAACAGCGTTTCCGCTAAATAATCCAAAGGCCCTTGAGCAAATGCAAAAGAAAACTAAAAGCATATTAGAAGAACTGGACAGTTTGTACATAGAACGTGATCGCAGAGCCATCATAGAAACTCGCGCCAGTAATCTAATTGAAACAGCCATTCGTTTGCTGGAACAAATTGACGCTGAATTTACACCTGAACAAGCAGAAAATCTTCAGCGCAAACTGCTGAATGCAATACGCCACAGAGACACCAGCAAATTCTCACGGTCCGTCAGGAGAACCAATGCAGATCTTTGAAATCACCGCTAAAAAATCCATACAAGAAGCCGGCTGGTTTTCTCGTGCCACACTTGGCGCACTAGGCGACAAATTAGATGCTTATAATTTTGCCCAGGCTGGACTGACCAGACCAGGAGCTTCGGGCAACCCCTATGGTGATTATCGAGCCAAGGCCGCTGCCGCTGCCGATCCATTGATCAATCAAATGGCTGCAGACGAAATGGCTCGCTGGAATCAACAGTTGAATAGTGCAATGAAATCTACAGGTGCAAAATCACTGGCTGCTCTACCAGTTAGAACAAAAGTGGCACTGTCGGATAGTTTTATGAATCGTGTTTACGGATATTTTTTAGACAATCAAGTTGGCAGTGATCTCACTCAATTCCCAAAAATGGTTGATACAAAATCGCAGTCCGAAGCAAATACGTTATTAACTCAATTACAACAGGCCACGCGGGCTATTCGTAATTATAATTCTCCAGCATCTACTCCTGAAGGTCAGTTTCAGCAATGGCGAACTCTTTCTAAAATAACTTATGACATGCGATCATTGATGCAGTTTAACCCTGCTAATAGATCAGTCAGGGCTGCACCAAAACAAATGCCGGCAATTGAATTAACAGGTTCTGGATTATTTAAAATTGGCAACACTACTTTGAATACTCGCGTTCCTGTACAAAAGGCCATACATGACTTGTTTATGTCAATGATGCCAAGTCCAACTTCTCCAGAACCTGTAATTGCCCTATCTCCGCGTGGCGACATCGCAGTGAACGGAGTTATACTGAGGCCCACTGATCCTGAAGAGGCTGAGGCAATAAAGATTATCAAGTCAGAAATTCAAAGGTTGAATCCATGAAAAGCCTACGCACACTACTGGAAGGCGGCAATGTATTCAAGGACGCAGATGGACAACCACTCACAGGTCGCATCAATCAAAGCGATGTGCCCGCCACTGTGGCCTGGCTTGAACAACTCACAGGCATAGAATTCCCACGTGAACGCTGGTTGGGCTCAACTGGCAAAGCACCCACATCGGGAGACATGGACTTGGCAGTGGACGCTAACCAAGTGTCAAAAGAACAACTGGCACAACGACTAACACAATGGATTGTGAGCCACAAACTGCCGCCTGCAGAGTGGATCAAAAAGGGCGGCGAAATACACCTGCGCACTCCCATTCAAGGACGTCCTGATCTGGGCTATGTGCAAACAGACTTTATGTTCTTCCCTAACTTAGACTGGGGCACATTCTACTACAACCAAGGTGCAGGGTCTGCATACAAAGGCATGAACCGTGCTGTGCTGATGTCAAGCCTGGCCAAGCACTACGGACTCAAACTTGGAGCCAATGGTGTGTTCAGTCGCACCAGCAACCAATTGCTCACAATGGATCCTGACGAGGCAGCCAAAATGATTCTTGGACCTAAGGCCACAAGAGACAACCTCAGCACAGTGGAAACTATCTTTGCTGCCCTGGCCAAGGACAAAGATAAAGAAGCCAAAATCAAAGACTTTCGTGAGTATCTAACTCGTGAAGGCCTGCAACAACCTGACGCTGTGAAAGAAGATGCTGACACATACTTCCTAGCACGATTACGTGATAGAATTGTGAATCAAGGCATGCAACCGCTAGTAGAAGCAGAACCGGCAAATCCTTATCGCATCTACGAAGCCGACGAAGGCAACGTGGGCGGCAGAGCCAAGGGCATTGAACACCTGGAAGACCTGGTGTTCCGCAAAGGTTCACGAGGTGCTGCTGAAGCACTGACTATTCTTGATCAAGCTGCTGCCAGTCCTGGCACCACAACCAGCGTGAAGTGGGACGGTATGCCTGCTGTGTATTTTGGACGCAAGCCTGATACAGGAGAGTTTGTGCTGACAGATGGGTCAGGGTTTGAAGCCAAGGGCTATGACGGTTTGGCCACAAGTCCTCGAATGATGGCACAAATACAGAACACACGCAAAGGTGATAGATCTGGGCTTATTCAAACCTATGCTGCATTATGGCCCATGTTGGAAGCATCCTTGCCCACTAACTTTCGTGGCTATGTGCAAGGCGATTTGTTGTACATGAATACTCCGCCCTTAGAAGCTGGCAACTATGTGTTCAAGCCCAACACAGTACAGTATCGTATTCCTGCTAAAAGTTCTCTAGGCCAGCGCATTGGCAACAGTGAAGTTGGTATTGCCATGCACACCATGTATTCGGATGCAGGCGAACCCAAGCAGCCACTGAAACGGGTAAAGTTCAATGATGTTCCGGGCTTGTTGTTGATTGAGCCCATCTTTGCCAAAGAAATGGCACCCAACACTGAGTTGGTTAAACAAATCAACGGGCTGATTCGCAGTCAAGGTGCTGCCATTGACACACTGTTTAATCCTGCTGAACTCAGAGCACAACAACTAACAGACTTGGCAAAACTGTGTGTGGACTACATCAATTTTAGAATCAAACAACCTGATGGTAGTTTTGACAACTTGTTGTCAGGGTTTGGTGATTGGTTGCAAACCAAAGTAAGCTCACGTAAATTTGCCAACATTGTAGAATACTTGCAGAGTCCTACTTCTAATATGCAAGGCATGGCTGCTGCATTTACTTTATTCTTGTTGCTACATGACTTAAAACTAGATGTGCTACGCCAGTTAGATCTCAAGGATCCTGGGCACGAAGGCTGGGTCATGGCCACCCCTGCAGGCTACAGCAAAGCGGTAAATAGATTTGACTTTACAGCAAGAAATGCGGCTAGAAATAATCCTGAACAGGGCTGATTTTTACCGTTTGTATAAATAAAAGCAGGTCC